CATGGTTGAATCTATATTAGATAATGGTCATGATTGGGCTCAAGATCATATTTCAGAAGCCAAAAATAATATGGATCAAGTATTTGATTTTTTAATGAATGAATCAAAAAAAGATGGAATGTCTATGAACATGAATGATGACATGGTCATGACAATGTCTGAAGGTCGTAAAAAAACAGGCACACCTCTTTGTGCAAGAGGTAAGGCATCAGCAAAGGCAAAATATGACGTGTACCCAAGTGCTTACAGTAATGGACATGCTGTTCAAGTATGTAAAGGAAAAATCAAAGGTCTTGATGGTAAAAAACATTGTTCAGGTTCTTATTGTTAATTTTTTTTTAAAAATTTTTGTTTAATCGTTTATTTATGTTTAGATTTGTTTAAACGTAAACTAAATAAAAATGATAAAATCAATTCTAAAATTCTACAAAAGACTTAAAGTAAAAATTTACATATTCACAAAAAGATCTTCCTTTGCCCCAACATATATGGAAGAAATCAGTGTTTACGAAAAAACATGTTTTAAAATTTGTTTAAAACTTATATCTAATTTAGACTCTGAATTTATGATTGCCCCAATGTCTAATAAAAGATATATTCGTAATAATGAGTTAGGTATATTTGTAACACTAGATAATTATCGAGTTGAGGTAACAAACCATGTGTTTAATTATAATGTTAAATTATCCTCAAGAGATTGGGAACGATTAACTTATATATACGACACAGAAACAGAAAAAAGACGTGTTGAAATGGAAAAAGAGGTTAGCTCCAACATTAAAAACTCATTAGACCATGTATTAAAACGGTTAAATGAGATTACAGATAATAAGAAATAATTATTTTTTAGACTTATAACTAGTCATGATAGGTTTTTGACCTTTCCCTGTTTGAGTGTCTTTTTTCTCAGCAGATCTTTTTTGTTGACAAGCAGATCTTTTTGCAGAATCACTCATTTTACCGGCAACTCCAGCCGCCCTACATTTAGGGTATGAACCCTTAGAGGTATCTTGTCGTCCACAGGGAGGATGTTTACCGTCAACTTTACGACAAATGTCAACCCAAGGTCCTTTTGGTTGGGAAGATCCCTTAGGTTTTTTCTTTTTACCAAACCAAACGGCAAGATCTTCATTAATTGTGTCGGGATAATCTATATCTCTAAAATATGAACCATTTTTATTTTTTTCCCAAACACCTACGATACGTTTTATATTTCTTTTCAAAGTATTTTCTAAAGATTTTTTATTAAATTCACTTTCCACTTTTTCAGTGAATGGTGATAAGTAATTTTTTTCCCATTCATAACTACCAACCTCTAATGGTGCATTATATAAACCCGCAGTTGATGAACTATCTACTTCGTTTACATAATCTTTATTTTTAATTTCTACCCATTCATTAACTTTGATTGTGTATGGTTCCATTTTTTCTTTATATGGGGCCTTTTTTGAGTCTTGGAAATATTGGTTAATAATACTACCATCGTCATCAGAAAATGTTGAATATGGGTGGTGTTTGATGTAATCTTGTATCTTGGAGGCAGTCTTTTCTAACTCCTTAATCTGTCCCAATCTTAAATCCCAACTGCCATCATAACTATCGTATTGTACTAACGGGCTTTTCCATTTAGATACCGCATCGGTAAATGGTTGTAATGATTCACGAGTAAATGGTCTTAACCCTGGTTGTAATGGTGCAATATACGAACCCCTACCACCAGAACTATCTCCTGTCGCCTCTTTAATTACTTTTCTTATTATTTGACTTATTCTACTCATATGTTATATTATATAAATATAAAGAAAAAATAAAATGGAAGAAAAACAAGGTAATTTTGGTAATCTATTTGGAACAATAAATTTAATTAATGAGGATCAATTAGAATTGATGTTATCAACAATGAATCATGACCACGCTTTGTATTACCTTATTGAGGCAATTAAATCCGCACATTCTAAAGGAGTGTTCACTATTGGTGAATCTGAAGTGATATCAAAATCAATTAGGACTTTAATCAAGTAATTTATTAGATTTTTTAATGTTTTCATCACCCCACATAGGTTGTAGATTATCTAATGACCAACATTTCATAAATTCACTATCCCCCATTTCAGAGATATTAAAATGAGTTATAGGTAATTTATGGTCTACATGCCACTCACCGTAATTGTCCCACGTCATTTTATCTGTAAATTTATTCTCTAAATGTGTTATTAGTTGTTCAGGCGTGTATTGTAGTATATCAAAATAGTGTTTGTTCTTTTCCACATTACTCTCCTTTAATACCTGATATATTGCGGTTCTGAAATTACTGATTAATTTATAGAGGGGGTCTCTCGCTTTACGATTTCTTTCGTAATCACGTTTGGTTTTTCTAATCTTATCAATATTGTTTTTATGGTATTCTTTAATGTATTCTTTACGATGTTCTTTGTTTTGTTCGTACCAAGTTTTGGATTTATTAGACATATACTCTTTATTAGAATCTCTCCATTTTTTATCCGCAACTTTTTTACCACCAATATTTCTTCTACCTGATGGTCTAAAAATAATATTATTTTCTTTAAGAATTCTATTAATCGTTGGCTTACTAATTCCCGTTTTTATGGATATCGTATGGGTACCCAATAATTCTTCATTATACATTTTTAGAATATTATCTAATTCTTCTTTATTTAGTTCTATCTTCTTCATAATTATAAATATAACACATTTTACCAAAAAACATATTGTTAAGATAAAAAGATAAAAAAAAGGGACAATTTCTTGTCCCTTTTGTAGTATTCTTTAAGATTTTGATTATCTCAATTCTCTTAAATCGAATGTACGAACACCATCTACGGTAATTCTCCCGTAAAAGCGATTATTTACCATTTTTTTCGCGTATCTCGTCATTATTCCTTTGATCGGAGTAAAGTTGAACGGATTGTACATTGTAGGTGTTAATTGTAATGGTACATACGGTGCGTAGATGTAACCTGTGTCTAACAATGATGTTCCTTTGTGTCCAATCAAAACTTGGTTTGCTGGGAAGTAAGGATCACGATAAACTTGGTAACGTCCTGCAAGAGTACCAACTCTTTCAATACCCATGTTATACTGATCTTGCTCAGGAGCCGCGTTAGATACGTGGAAGTATTCTAAATCGTCAAAGATTGCAGAAACCTCAGAAGAAACAACGATCCAGTTAGCACCACCTCTCAAAGTTGATTTGTGAATTTGTGCAGACAACTGATTGATTGCTGTAATTAATGTTTGGTTCCAGTCTTTCTGAGTGTAAGATGTTGTTTGAGAAATTCTTCTCCATCCGTTGTAATCCCAACGTAAGTTCCATGCCGCACCTTTACGTAAGTCACGAAGGATCTCACGGTCGATTTCAGCTGCTACTTGTTCAGATAACAATGCTGTTAATTCAGCTTCAGCGTCGATGTTGTGGAATGCCGCAACGTCTTGAGCTAATTCAGGAGACCATTGTGCTCTTAGTTTTCTTTCAGTTACAGAAACAGTTACTGATTCTAAATCAAAAGAAACCTCACCAATTTCGTCTTCAAATTCTAAGTTAGCATATCGTCTAAAGAATGCAGTAAATGAAGTTCCAGATCCACCTGAGTATATTGTAGTACCTGTGTAACCATCTAAAGATGTTGAGTCACAATCAGCACATACTGGACAAGATAAATCTACTTCTAAATAGATACAACCATCTGAGTCACAGATATCGTAGTAAGAACCACCATTACCTGCGTCGTTAGGTTGAGTACTAGTGTTTGCAAATGTTGTTGATTGTTGACCACCATATTTAACAAGACCTTTACCGTATATTTGAGTAACACATCTAAATAATAAAGGAATGTATTGTCCTGCACTGTTTTTAAGAACGTCACAAGGTGTAGTAGATGCGGATAATCCTGTTGATGCGAATATTCTCAAGTCAGACAAAAATGCCTCACTATCCATTTCGTTACCATCAGGTCCGATTAATTTACCAGCTCCTGAATTTGCGAAACCACACATTTTCATAAGAACTTTTCTTATGTTACCTGCTGGAATTTGTGTTCCACCTGCAGGAGTACCTCCGTTGATAGTTGCGTTAACAAGTGCTGAACCAGCCCATGCTTGGATTGTTGTAGTTGCAGTAACTGCGGTCCACTTACCTTTAGAGTAGTCAAATAATCCTTGTGGATCCATTCCTGCCTCATTTCCTTCGTAGAATAAATCATAAAGGTTTTTCTTGTAAGCGTATGGTCCTGTTGGCTCATATCCAGCTCCATTAGCAGGTCCATTTGGTGCTCCAACTGGAGGATAATGAATACCACCTGTCGCATCTGGTCCTTGATATTCATTTTGATATCCTTGGATTTTAGGTACGAAGTAGAACAATTTACCGATAGGTAAGTTCATTGCTTGTACTGATACGATGTCGTTAGCTAACAATTTAGAGAATACACGTCTTACGATTGGGAAAACAACAGTTTCAAATGCTCCGTTAGAACCTTCTCCAGTTGCTTCGTTAATCAAATGTGACGCTTGATTCTCATATAATTGAGCCATATTTTCTTTTAGATGACCTTTAAGTCCATCAAGGAACCCTAATTTGTTCCATTTGTTAATAGTGTCTTCTTTGATAACTTTAAGGTGTTTTAACCCTATGTTACCAACAAGACCTGATTCTAATAATGCTCCCATTTTTTTTTGGTTTTTATTATTTTTGTTTATTGTTTATTTTATTTTTGTCATCAAATCCTTCATTCTTAAGAATTGTGGATTTTCATACGTTTTTGATTCAATTAGATTAGTTGACGATCCCGTAGATGCGGTTCTGTTAACAGTTCTTTCAATTGATTCGGTTAATCTTTCTTCTGATTTAGATCCAGATGATAACTCATCCTTTATTGACCTATACAGACTTTTTGATTCCTTCAAAGTATCGACATTGTCAAATCTTCTAAGAATATTTATTTTTTCTTGTTTAGTTGTTGAGTGTTCAGTAAATAGTCTTGTCGCATAAGCCAAGTTTGAATTAAATGTTGCAACTTCATTAAGTTTTGTTCTAAAAATATCAAGAGCTTGTCTGTATTCATTATTTTTTTCTTTTAACAAATTCACTTCATTTGAAACACTTTCATTAGTTGGTCTTACTCTCATTTTAGGTATAGATTTTCTTTCCGGATAATTTCTACTACCATTACCTAAAGTTCTCGCGGATTCTTTAGTTTCAGATTTCTTACCTTCATAATCTTTAAAATGACCTTTCACGACTCCGGTTTTTTTCTCAACACCCTTAACATCCTTACGTTTGTAATCGTGTGAGTTACCACCATATTCATGTTCTTCTTTGTATTCAAATCTAGCTTTACCTGTACCAACAGATTTAGGTCCTTCTTTTCTTTTTTCGTTAAACCCTCCACTCATGTTAGGTTTTTTACCATATTTGAATTTAGAAGCATTTCCCATTCCAATTCCTTTCGGTTTCATAGCTTTTTTAACGGCTTCCATAACTGAGTTTAAATCACTCATACTCACTTCTTCTTCTTCTTCCATTTCTGAATTACCATACATATGATTTCCTTCACCCATTTCTGGACTAGAATACATATCATCTTCTTCACCAAGATCAAGGTTAGACATATTGTATTCCATCATTTCAGGATCAACACCTTCTGCCATGTCATCTTCCATATCTCTATATCTACGAGATCTGAATCTATCTGACATGTCATCTTCCACGTTATCTTCCATACGAGATCTTAATCTATCTCTCATAGGAGTTTCAAATCTACCTTTATGAGATCTGATAGCATCTCTCACAGGAGTTTCAAAATCCATTTCGTCGTATTCTTCATCCATTTGAATTTCGTAGATTGTTTCTCCTTCAGGATTTAAATCATCTTCTTCATCCATTTGAATTTCATAGATTGTTTCTTCAAGGTCAGTTGGTTCAAATTCATCTTCTTCTTGACCATCGTCCATGTAAGATTCTCCTAATTGGATCATATAATCATTATCACCATCTTTAAGGTGAATATTACCACCTTCTTTTTTCACGATGATTCCATCTTCATCTCCCATAGCTTTGAAAACCTTTAATACTTCTTCATCTGACGCACTTGTCAAATCAATAGTTTCTTCATCGTCAACATCAAATTCCATTTCGTCATCTTCCACGTCACCCATTTCGTCATCTTCCATGTCATCCATGTCATCATCTTCCATGTCATCCATGTCGTCATCTTCAAATTCTGTCTCAGAATCAAGTTCGGCTTCTCCGCCTGTTAATGGTTCAATCTCCTCTTCATCTTGTTCCCTAAGAGATTCTTTTACTAATTGTCTGATTTCTTCTTTCATTGTAGATTGAAGTATTCCTTTTGCATTTTCTTGTAGAGTCTCTTCCAAATTACGAATTTGGAATAGAGCGTCTTCTACTACATTTTGTTTTTTTT